CCAAGCCTTCCTGCTGGAAGGCATCTCGCATTACGGGAACTTTCAAGCCGCCAATGGTGCGGGCTGGGCTTGGGCTGTCAAGGCTTGTTCTTGGGCGCGGACTTCCTGCTTGGCGGCATCCCTAAGTTGCTTCTGGATGGCGCGGGAGGTGTTGGGATCAACCTGCTCCAATGCGGCAAGGTGCTGTTGCAGGTGTGCCATGATCGCCTGCATGGCAACCTGGTCAACCTGCTGCTGACGGGCTTGGGCAGCCTGATTAAACTGGAACAACACCTGAATGTGCGCCTTGTGGTCGTCGCTGGGCTTGATCTGGACAGGGAAGCCGGTGGCAAGCATGGTTGCAATCTCGGTCGCCTGATCCTCGGCCTCGCTGCCCATTCCGGCCTGCGGGTCTTGATAGAGGCGACGCACCAGGCTGGGATCATCCTGCTCGATGACGGACTTGACCAGTTCGCCCTGGTTGACGAAAGGATTGCCCTGGAACATCTGCATCCGAGCCACTGCCTTCTGGAGCGAGAACTGGCGATTGATAAAATCGAGTCCACCCTTCGGCTCAATCGAATACTCCTCGTGGATACCTTCGGGCGGCATCGCGCCGGTTTCTTCGGCGTAGCGGAACATCAGATCCTTCTTGTTGTACTGGGTATAAAGCGACCAGCACTGCTTGAAGAGATGCGCCAAGCCCATGCGGAAGATGCGGTTCCGAAGGTCGCCGGAGGCGGCAGCTTGCGCCTGCACGGCGGCGATCTCGGTGGCGGTCTTGCGGTCGCTGATCTGATACTGCGATCCTGCGCCGAAATCGGGGTTACCCATCCGAGCCTCGGCCAGCATCCGCTCCTCCAGCATCAAACGCTGGAAGTCGAACGGAGGCTGGCTGAACTGGACGGGCTTGAGACCCTGGGGAAGGATCTGGCCGGGTTGCATCTTCAGATTCGCCGTGTTTAGCGAGATCGGATTCTGTGCCTCGAAAACGGGTCGGTTGGCAAGCTCAACGTAATCGCTCAGGCTATTCTTCAGCTTGTTGAGCAGATTCTCTCCGGGGAGGAGAATTTCTGCGACTCCCCGTGGGCTGTACCAACCGCCCCCTGTGATCTCATAGGGGAAATCGACAAAGGGAGGTTCGCCGTGACGATACGGCAAAATGAAAGGTTTTCTTACGTCGGTCGTGACTTCAAGAGGGCTGTAAGTCTCGACCTTCCAGCCTTCATCAGACGGAGTGTACATCTCCCAAAGGATGATGCGGTCGTTGTCAGCCTCGTCAGTAATTCCCTCGCGCCGGTAGATTTCGTCCTGAATTTCGGAACGTAAACCGACCGAATCACTGGGCTTGCCGGTAATTGTTTTGATGAAGCGCTCGTCTTGTTTGTAAAGGGAGTTGGCCTTATAGGAATCCACCGAGACAGACAATATGTGGACGATGAAATCTGCATCCTTAAATTCCTTGGTATACGAAGGAACAATAATGTGGAAAGGGTCAATGGCTTCAAAGTCGATCCTTTTCTTATCCTCGTTCCAGATTACCTTGGCCACGCCACGCCCGTAAAGCAGAATGTTGTCGATGACGGAAACGATCTCCTTCTGGAAGTTGGTCTTTTCGCGCATCTGGTAGTCGAACCACCGCTCGGCGGAAGCCGTGATCGGAGTCAACTGCTGGCGCATCGGGACGAAGCTGGAAAGGATATCGTTGCCGATGGCGGAATTGACGAAGGAGGGTTTGAGCTTTTCGATGGCCGTGTCGATCAACTGGACGTGCAGGTCGGCTGCGGTCGGCCAAGGCTTGACCTTGCGGCGCACACCGAAGTAGCGAGCCTGGTAAAACAACCGCTGGCGGTTCTCCCAGCTTTCGCGCTGGTTCAAGGATTCAATGATCCTCATGTAGTAATCCTGGCGGCGGTTGTCTTTAGGCGTCATTTTTCCCTCTCGCGGTTCAGTTCAAAGCTAAGATCGTTGACATAATGCAAAGCACGCTTTGCCCATGCGCGGACCTTTGGATCAGCATCGCGAACGGCAGGATAGTTCTCATCGCGCATCAAAGCCTCAACGGCCCCGGTCGTATTCGTTGTCGGGGTCGTTGTGGCGCATCCACCAAGGCTGAGGGCCAAGATCGCGATCAATGGCATCGCGGTTGTTGCGCCACTCACCCTCGGCGCGGTCAACACGCTTTTCTTTCCAACCCGGAATGAGGCGAAGGATCGACGCGATGATGTTAAGTATCGCACCGATCACTTAAATTTATTTGATATTGAGACCGACGCCCTTGAGGAAATTGATTACCTTTTCGAGGAAGGAATCATCAGCGGGGGTCGGGGTCAATTTAACAATGATGCGTGCGGCAAGCACGATTCCACCAACGGCGGCAACGATCTCGGTCCAATTTGCGGTAATCCAGTTCCAGATGTTCATATTAACCTCCTGCGTCGAAGCCAGCCATGACAGGGTCGCTCGACTCCATCATGGCTTGCAATGACCTCCACGTTGGCTTTTCAACGGGGAAAGTCAAGTCGAACCTAAGATTACCACCATCCAGACACAGGGCAAGGGCATCAGCCTTGTCGGGCGAGGCGAGTCCCCTGGACCTCATTGAGTCCTTGGACTCGACTCCGAGCTTGCCCTTGGAATTGGTGATGGTGCGCCGACAGGTCAGTTGCGCCGTCAGTTCGTCGTCTTCGGGCAGGATGATCTCGGCATCGCCGATTTTCTTGGCCATGCCGTACCACATCTCGGCAGAGCGGTTGGTGTACGCCTCGTTGTCGTAGGCACTGGACCCGAAGTTGACCCGGTTGACCTCCCAGCCTGCCTCGGCCAGGGCATCGCACATGACCATACCAAGACCGCTGGCGTCGGCGTAGATGTTGTCGGCCTGTAGCCCAGCCTTCTTGAACTCGACAATAAACCTGCCAACGGCTACCATCGTATCCCTTTCGCGCCATGAGATGAACGGCAATACCTTGTTGCCGTCCCTGACGCAAAGCACGTTGGCGTCTCCACCTGCCGCAAAGTCCACGCCTGCCACCCTGGTTCCGGGCTTGAAGTCGGGCGGGCTGGTTAGGCACGCCTGAAGCTGGGTCAGGTTAATAACCAGGCTTTCGTTGCCTATGTCCACAAACTCGCCATAGATCATGGAGCGGGTCAGGGGGTGCTTCTCGCCGTATCGCTGGATTACCTCGTCGATCTGGGCTTGGGTGATGTGGGGGCAGTCAAACGCCGTTACGGCGTGCTTCTGCCACATATTCGCCTCCTTGGTGAAGGCGCGATAGAAGGCACCGCTGCTACCCCCTGGGGATGAGGCGATTAGCAGCCGGGTGGGTTGACACCGGCTGATGGCCTCGAAGAGGGGGTCGGCAACGGTCTTGGCCTCGTCCACGACCATGAGCAAGGGCGCAGTATCGTGGTCCTCGGCGTGCCAGCCTTCCGCACGGCCAGGGTCGGTCGCTGAGTACCCTATAATGCGCGATGTGTTGCCGTTAGGGTGCAGGTAGCGGATCTCACCAGAAGTGACTTCCCAGGGGCCGCCAAGCTTGGCAATGTGGGAACGCAGGCTAGGCCAAAGCTGGGACTCGACTTGGCGGAAAACGCCTGCGGTTGTGACGGCTATGGAACGCTGGAATGTGAGGGCGTGCCATATCAGAATGGCGGAAATTACGGTCGAAGTCTTGCCGGAACCGTTGGCAGCACGCAGAGCCACCCGGCAGTCTCTTGGCTCCAAATCCGCAAGAACCTTTCTTTGCCAATCATAAAGATTGATGCCCAACACCTTACTTGCGAAAGGCGCGGGTCGAAGCAGGTCTTCGATTATCTCTTCAGGAGCCTTCTGCGCTGCCTTGGGAAGTCTCTTGGGCATGGTCCTCTTTTTGTTTTGTGTCGCAATTATTTAGGGGGGTTATACGTGTAGAATCGGTGGCGGGGGGCGTAGGGGAGAGGGTGTCGTGTAGGGGATACTTTGCAAGAGATTCCCTTCTAGGACGGCGTCTCCTCATCGGTTTATTCCTTAATTTTGAAAAAGTTTGCCCTTCAATTTTGGTGTCATTTGACTTGTTATTGATTGCCAATGGTTTATGATGGTTTGCATTTGTCGCTAATGTCGTACAGTTAGTATTGTATTTAGTTCCTTCTGTAAAATTGGCGGATGACAATTCTATGACCTTCGCTTTCTTTTCCGCTCGACGCGATGCGAGTCCGGCGAGGAGTTGGGCGAATCCTTGGCCCGCATTATGCGTTACGGAAGTGTCTACGGATAAACGGCTTGACGGCTGCGCGTAGCCATGCGCTCTTTCCAAAATCCACGCTTTCGCTTGCCATGACCTTTCCCCCGCCGCTTCTATGGATTGTAACAAGCTTACTTCATGCTCTCGCCGTGCTTTTTTCACGCGTCTACCAAACTCCGGCCGTTTAGTTGTCCATCCTTGCACGGTCCCGGGATTCATTCCCACCAATTCAGCCGCGCGCTCCAGTGTCAAGCCGGTACGCACGCCATCGATTATCTTCCCCGCTATGCTTTCATCATATGCGGATGGGCGGCCGTTTTTGGCTTTGTCGCTTGGCAAGTTTTCCACCGCCCCAACCTAGCACGAAAAAAGTTGAAAAAAATATGTTGACATAATTCAAGCCGGCTGTACCTTGGCAATTGACCGAGGGAAAATCCGATAGGATGCCCGGAGTCAAAAAAGAAAATGGAGGAAAAGAAAATGAAGTATACGGCAAAAAAACTTGAGGAAAACATATGGATATATCGCGGGTGGATGATCAAGCGTTGGGATAACAATTATTTGAACGACCCGGAGATTCGCGGGTTCCAGTATAATACATACCGAGATATCGAAGCTTATCGGAAAAGCAACATGACGGACATTGCCGACACACTGAAAGACGCGAAAATGTACATTGATATATGCGAAGATAGGGAAATAAAATTAGGCGACTTCCAAGATTCAAATTTAACTTTTAATGACTTATTGAAGGGGGGAAAATAACATGACAAAACGCACCAAAACTTGGAAAATCGGAGAATATTGCGCGGGTGGAGTCATCCGCGCCAAGTCATGCGGCGAATTGGTGAAGCTTGAAATCCGCGACTACTTCACCGATGAATTACTCGATCAATCCGCCTTTGGGAGAATCCATGAGCGGCAAATTGAGGAGTTTTTGACCCGGTCAACAACTCCTTATTATGCCTATAAAGTTCTCGCATGGATTAAGCAGAAAGTATGGGGGCTAGCGTGAAGTCTCCGCGCATAGTGGGAACGGATGAAGCAACACCGATGGTTCATTACACGGTTGCATCATCGAATATTAAGACCGGCCCCATATTTGTTTCGACAAGCGGATGGCAAACTTGCCCGGATAGTTGCCCTTTAAAAGAGAAGGGCTGCTATGCCAAGGGCGGGCCGCTTAAGATGCACGCCGACAAGGTGACAAGCGGAGAAAGAAACATGGGCTGGGAAGAATTGATCCGCGCGGT